TAATAACTTTGGTTATTATAATTCATATCCTAGTACAACAACTGGTGCAGGTGGACAAAACCCCGTAGTTGGTTCAGGAGACTATCTTCCATATTCAGGAGAAGGTTCTTGGTATGATTTCAATGGTCAGCAATATAATATAACAGTTGGATCGCAGTTTAGATATAGAAGTATATTCACACACTCATTCTTAGTTGGTGGTTACAGAGGATCAAACCCATGGAGATCTGTTAACCAGTGTTATAACGCAACAGATATTACAATCTCTCGTGGAGATCAGTTAGACAGAGCAGCATCATATGTTGATGGTAACTTCGGAGACTTCAATGGATATGTTTATGGTACTGTAAACTCCTACGGTGGTAGTGGTAGTTCAGTGTCTAGTGTTAACCTCCATACAGGAACTAACAGAACATTTGGTCCTAACGGAACTCCTGGTCATGGTGATGCATACAACACCACTCCAGATAGTATTGGTGCTTCAATGGATACTTGGGATGGTACTGATGACCCAGGTTCTGCATCAGGACAAACAACTCAAAGAGGATACACCGCAGGTGGTGGTCCTGGATCTATTCAGAGAATGAACTTTATCACTGAGATGTGTACTCGTCTTGGTGGTGGTTTCGGTAATGGTGGTGCTACTGGATCTGAGGGAGAGTTTAGATGTCATCTATTTGGAGACACAGGTAGTCGTTGTTACGTTGAATTTAGTAATGAGTCTGTTAACTCTTACTCCTTAAGTGGATGGAGTGGTAACGGATGGAAGAAGAACCTCTCAACTAAGTGGGGTTTCTGCTATCATGGTAATAGTAACAACGTTACAATGCCATGGCTCAAATTTAACGACACTAATAATACAGCAATTGGTGGACAGTTTAACCAAGCAGACATTGCATCTGGTGAAGAGAACATGGCAATGGGTCAGGACTGGGGTTATTGTTTAGGTAACTACGCATCTGGTGCAGGTAACTATCAGAACAATAGAACATGGAAACGTTTCCATGCTACTGACTCCGATATAGTATTAGGGTTCAAGGCAGAACCTAAAGGACACCAAGGACAATCATCTGGATGTTGTTTCACTGGTGCGTTTGCAGTAACAGGATTGAGGTATCAGTAATGGCAGAAGGATTTACAGGCGAAGCAAGGAAGATGATGTTCAACACTGACCTTGCATCAAAACAAAAGCAAGATCAACAAGATGTTGCCATTGAAAACCTTAAGGCAGAAATAACTGCCATGAAGGATAGGATCACTGCTTTAGAAAATGGCTGATAATAAACTTTACATAGAAGAAAAACAATTTGAGGTTGAATGGAAGAAAAGAATTCCAAAACATCTGATTGAGGATGAGGAATTTCTACGTCCGAAATATGAACCTCAGCATCCATTAGAACTTGAGACTAAGAAGTTTATAAAAGACAAAGAGCTTATCAAAGAGGGTTTCATTTATATGATGATCCATGAGGATGCTCTTAGGACTGCAGGTATTAAACCTCATGAGACAACATACTTTACGTTGTTCAATTTTTACAATGTATCAACTATCAAGATGAATAAACTTGTGTTCGAGACTATTAAGTCTACGTTCAGAAGGTATGTTGAACTTGATGAGAAAGAATTTACTACTGGGGTTAAGTTTCAAGGTGAGATAAGATCACACTTCAAAGATTATGAAGCTGTGATGCAAGAAGATGGTTCAATGGATTATGAGAAGGTAAAGAAAAAGACTGTACCTGAACATATAAATCTTGCTGTACAGTTCATGAAGAAGCAAGCAATCTTAGTTATTGAACATGAGTTTGATCTTAGGTTCAAGAACTTTAAGAACTGCTGTGATGTAGAGTCTGAGAGTTGGGTATATCAACTTGAGGAAGCAAGAAAATACAAGGAGAGTGAGGAAGCTAAAACTCCTTTCCTAGATATATTATGCATGACAAGAGGTATGCAAAAAGCAGAACTCGTAAAAAGGGTTCTCAAACACCATGATAAATACCTATTAGATTACGCCACTTTATTGGGCAAATATCATGCAATAAGATCACAGTTCAAAGGCTGTGATAATATGTGGGATATGAACATCTTGTACGAAGACTACTTGAATGTTGGTATGCCAATTAAACAAGGTCAAAAACTTGGCCGAATTGATGAAAATGAAAAGCGACTTGATGGAGATTTAGCATATGGCACTTTCGGATTCTGATGCACTCTGTAGGCAAAACCTAGAAGGAAATAAAAAGACTTGGGTTGAAGCTGCTTACAAATTAGAGGGTGGACAATCGAAATACCAAAACAAAAATTTTGTAGTAGGATCACAGATAACTCCTTATAAGAAAGTGCAACAAGCACTTCTCGAACTTCAGACGAGAGATAATACTCGTGTGGAAGTAGAGTATAGTCTCAAGAAGAATGAGATTAATAGAAGGATGTTAGTAAGAGATCTCAACGCAGAAGAAGATGAGATTGCAAAAGAGTTAATACAACTAGAAATAGATAAGTCAGACTATGATAGATCTCTATTCGTAGAGAAACTTAAGCATGTTCATCGAGAGATGGATGTGTTTATTGCTGAGCTAGAAGAAACAGTAGACTTTGAAAAAGGTATTGAATACTATCTTGAAACCAATGAGGAAGAAGATAGGAAGTACTGGCAGAGTAGAATGGCAAAACAGGCTGCATGTGATATAATTTCATACGGTCGTCTTGGTGCAGGTAACATGGATTCAATCATGAATCTACCTGAGCAAGACCAGATAAATATATTGTCAGGTGCAGTACATCACTCTGCTCTGATAAGTGGAGGTGTTCAAAACATGACCAATCAAATGGAAGGTCAAGTTCAAGGACTCCTCAATGGTGAGAAGTTCTCACCCCCACAAATTAATGGTTCGGAATTAACTGATCGCTTGGTTCCCCAAGTCCCTAAATTACCTGATGTGAAACATGAAATCCCAAAAGAGAAAATCCGTCTTCAGTCTTCCAATTAATCCTAAGATTGATTCCAAGTATGCAGAGACAGTTTTTGTTCCTTGGTTGAAGAGATATAAAGATTATATTTACGACTTATACTTTACATGCCGAATGCCACCATTCACCCAAGATTCAATGGGTGATGTCTTTCAAGGTGACGTAAGGCAATTATATTATAATGCGAAAGCAATATCGGATGATGCAGGTGGTATACCACTGTCTGCTACTTTCAATAACATATATGTCAGACCAGATATAGAACAACTGGATCTGTTTGTAAAGAACTTTGCACAGTTATATGAGCAAGGTGTTAAGACAGTTACCCTTCCACATACCAGTTGGGTTACCACAGGAATACTTCAAAAAGAATTTCCAGAATTAAAAATCAAGAATACAATACTCAGGAATGTCACTAAGGCAAATGAGATAGTTGCTCTTGCTAAGGCAGGTTTTCATTACATCAATCTTGATAGAGATTTGATGAGAGATAGGGAAGCATTAAAGAAGATAAAGAAAGCAAAAGAATATTGTGCTGAGATTGGTAAACCAGTAGAGTTATCTCTATTGGCAAATGAGGGTTGTTGGGGTGGATGCTCTATGATGGATGAGCATTATCATTTCAATAATACAAGGACAGAGCAAACTCCTCAGTATTTCAATGATCCCATTAGTAGTCATTCTTGTTCACTATGGGATATAGAAGATAACTCCCATGCATTAAAGGCAGCTAACTTACCTCCATGGAGAGAGGATTGGGAAGAGTTCCTTGACCTTGGAATAGATGTATTCAAGATGCACGGTAGGGAAAATGGCATGAAGTTAATGGAGTCTATGCAGATGATAGAAGCATGGGCAGCTGAACATGAATTTGTCACAGGTGATTTTAAAGAGTATATGGAGGATCTTAAGATACCAGATAGTCCTATTGCTCTATGGAGAGAGAAGATAAAGACATGTGGTTTTGACTGTTGGGACTGCAACTACTGTGAAGCAGTCGTTGATGCACACCTCAAGAAACAAGGAAGACCTACTACTGTTGATGACTATACTCAGAGAGTGTTGAAAGCAATAGACGATGGTAACACACAGACATCTAACTTTGATCCAGAAGGATATAGTATTCAAGGACTATCATCAAACAGGATAAGACATTTCCTTAATAGTCTTTGTTCACATGATGATGCAGTATATCTTGAACTTGGTACTTATACTGGTAGTACATTCTTTGCTGCTACCATGAACAATAAGGCAAAATGTATTGGAGTTGATGATTTTTCAGAACCAAATGTTAAACCAATAGTAGATCGTGGTATGTGGACTGAGTGTGGTAATCCTTATGATACCTTTGTTAACAACTGGCAGAAGTATGAAAATGGTAATGCTGCATTTGTTAAAGCAAGTGTTGAGGAACTAACTGAAGAAGATTTTGGTGGTAGTAAAGTCAACATCTTGTTTTATGACGCAAATCATGATATGATGGTACAGATGAACAACTTAAATCATCTGTTACCTTTCCTCGATGATAAGTTTATTCTTATTGTTGACGATGCTAACTTTGATGGTGTTGTTGAGGGAGCAGTAACATGGGCTCAAGAGAACAATTTAAAATGTTATCTTGAGAGAAAGATCCTAAGTAGTGTTATTGAAAGTCCAGTCCATTGGTGGAATGGTATTCATGTAATGGTACTTGAAAAGGATAACAGAGTAAAAGAATACATTAGCGGTAACTAATTATGAGTGCATGGTATGTAATTTTTTGGACAGTGTTTACTATTGTCCTACTAAGACAACTTGGTGTATTTAAAAAATGAAGATAGTAGATCCTAAAATGTTGGAAACTCATCACCCAAAGGATTGGGAAGTTGAGCAACTTCATATCGGGAGTGCAAAGAACAGGGTCATTAAGATCAGAAACTTCTTTAAGAACCCAGAACAGGTTAGAGCATATGCACTAGCAACTGATTATGTCAATACAGTTAGTGGTCAATTCTCTAATCTACCTGGCTATGTGCATAAGTTAGGACACATAGCAAACCAGTTCTACCCTAACTTCAAGTTCTTATTGGCAACTTACTTTGAAGCTGATAAGAAAATTATGCTCCAACCAGAGTTCTCCCACTTCACATTTCAAATGTATGAGGTACAGGAGAAATGTCGTATGTGCAGTCTAGCACCACATACAGATGACACTCACTATGCTGCTGTGTTATCATTAAACTTTGATGAGGAGTTGATGGATACTAAGTCAGGTACTGCATTCTGGAAAAGTAAAGAGTTCCAAGAAGAGTATGTTTCATCTGACAAGAACTATCGAACATCAAGACTTGCTAACAAAGTGAATGCCTTTGTTAACTTTGACCCATCACAATATAGATCTAAAGACTGGGAAAGGTATCATGTGGAACCACATGAGTTTAATTCTTTGCTAGTATATGAAGGTAGACTATGGCACTCACCGTACTTTGTACAGGATGGATGGGAGACAAACCGCCTAACCTTCAATGCATTTCTACACTAAATAGTACACTTATCATTCTAAAACATGGACGCTGAGACAATGGTGAAGGACTTCACCGATCAATTAAAAGAACAGAAAGCAACAATCGTTGAACTTGAAAAGCAACTAACAACTCGTAAAGACCAAGTACTGAGATTGGAAGGAGCAATAGAAGCATTAAATATGACACTCAAGAAACCAGAGGAAGGAGTACCAGATGCCCCTACGACCGAATAAAGCTTCAGAGATAGGAAAGTCAAGTCAACTCAGACAACAGGAGCATATAGATTCTAGACAGTTTCATATTCCTTTTGATGGGAGTATGGAGACTTGCCCCTATAAAGTAGGAGAACTATATGATGGTAGACCTATTATATCAATAGGAACCACACAGAATGTCTATGGCCATTCGTATCATTTGATAATCGAAAGAGATAAGACACACCTCAGAACCAAGTTTCAATTCGATGCTAAACATGATTTGAAGTTTTCCAAACCAGTAGAGAGGATGGGAAAGCAACCCACTGAAGGGGAGATAAAAAAATTGATGGCACAGGCAGAATAGAAAATTGACTTTTTGATTCCATTTTACCCGAAAAAAATTTTCGGGTATTTTTTTGCCCTAAGGTTTTTCCGACTAAATAGATCTGAAGGATAATAGTGCCAATACTAATGAAGCGAGTAGTCGTAAGGGTAGCTGATAAATATAGTCTGGATTCGGCTGTAAAAGGTATCCAAGACATATATGGGTTTCTTACCTTTGTAACATCCTATAGAAGTTTTTCAATCATAACTTTTGATTGCCCAGAGAAGTATGAGTCTGGGTTGATCGAGAAGTTACGTGCACTTTCTGTTGTCAAGAAAGTAACATGGGATGAACAAGCATTTTCTCTAGACCCTGTGGACACAGGTGCTCTAGCAATAGATACCAGTGGATCAACAAGTTTAAATACTACTGGTGAAAACACTGCGACTTCTAATACTAGAAACTTAACAGGTAGTGGTACTGGAACCATATATGTAAAGGTTCAAAACATAGCAGGTAATAATTACTATACATTCTCATCAAGTCAAGGCGGTACATATTCAAGATATAATAACCAGACTGGTTTCTTACAAGGAGCAACATATACATTTGATCAGTCAGACTCATCAAACGCTAATCATCCACTAAGATTTTCTTTAACTCCAGACGGTATACACACCACAGGTGGTTCTGAAATGACCACAGGTGTGACTGTATCAGGAACACCAGGTCAGGCAGGTGCAAGTACTGAGATAGTTATTGGTACAAGTACACCATCTGTCTTATACTTCTATTGTACTCTTCATTCTGGTATGGGACGATATGGTGCAGTTCCAGACAGGTTCGGTACAATCAACGTCCATGATTACTGGCACTTAGATAGACTATCAAAACAAGACAGGCAATATTTAAACAATCAATTTAGTTTCAACCAGTCAGGAGATGGAGTTGACATCTATGTACTTGATACAGGTGTGCGTGGAGCAAGTAGACCAACTGGTAACAACGCTGCTCTTCACCCTGAGTTGTATGACCCAGACTTTGTATCTGACTTAAATGGTACTTCAGAGCAACAGAACTATAGGGTATACGAGGTTACTGGATATACAAGTCC